ATGGATTGGCTTCAGTTCGTTTCATCAGTCGTCGGTTCGCTGGCTTGGCCGGCAACAGTGATCGCAGCGGTAGTCCTGCTTCGGAAGCCCCTTGGAAAACTCATTCCGTTGATTCGTACCCTTAAATACGGGGAGTTGCAGATCGATGTGGGCATGGAGCTGGACGCTGTCAAAGAGAGTGTCGAGGCGACTCCTGACCAGCTCGACCTGATTCCGGAAGAGCCAACGCCAGTCTTCCGGCAGTTAGCGCAAATTGACCCACGCGCAGCAGTGCTGAGCGCGTGGGCTCCGGTTGAACTTGCACTCAAAGACTTGGGGATAAGACACAACGTTTATAAGGTCGAAATGCCCGTCAACCAATTGACTCATAACCTGGCAAACGCTGGAGTTTTAGACGACAACACTCATGAGGTTATAAGTCGACTCAGGCGCATTAGAAACGAAGCAGTGCATCTTCGGACTATAAGTTACGACCAGGCGATATCCATGGGCGAGCTGTGTGAATGGGCATTCGAGAGATTGAAGGCGAAGGGAGCACAGATATGAACTGCGATGCCGCCACACATCGAAGTCACTTCTCCCTGAGGTAGGTACCAGTTTCGGGGTGTGATAGGTCCAGTTTTTTAGACCCCGTTGCCAAGTGTGCGTGTGTGACGAAACGCCCCTTATGCGAGGCGAAAAAAAATTAGGGTTGACCCCTCAAAAGCCCGTCAGTTTTGTCAGATTACTACTCTAACTACTGTCTAACCCTTGTAATTAAAGCCTCTTAACGCTTTTGATCAGTGTCAGAACTGTGTCAGCTACCTGTCAAAACCTGACAGAACAGTAGTGTCAGATTCTAGATTCTCAAGCCATTGATTTATAAGGGTTTTATATTCTTGATGGAGAAACTGACACGGACATCCATGCCCAGTGTCAGAGCTGAAGCCCAATGAATACGCGGCCTCCAGAGGATTGACTGACAAATATCCATGGTCTGACAGGGTTTTTAGGGTCAACTTAAATAAAACTTTAAAAGGCATTACGAGGCTATCCTCCAAGATGCCCCAAGCGCGCACTGATCAAGGCAATAAAATGCGTAGAACATCATCTCGAGCAGCAGTCCCCATCGTCGAAACCATCAACAACGGCGCGGTTTGGGAGGTGCATTGGGATTACCAAGAAGCCCCCGAAAGCTCGATCCTGTTCCAGCGCGGTGAATACCTACGCGGTTACATCGACGGCACCATGGATGACCTAGGCATCCATCCCGACAACGTGTGCTGTGCCAGCGGACAGACCGGGACCGTTAAGAAGCTGACCGAGGACCAGGCTGCAGGACTGCGTGATGCATTGAACCGCGTGTTAATCCCGATCGTGACCAAGGAATTCGAGCGCCTTCAGAAAATGGATGCCCTACCTCACCTCCATTTGGCTGACGTTCCAGAGACGTGAAAGCCTCAGAAATTCAACGATTCGCCTACAGGCCCTGCCCCGCTTGGCTTGTAGGGAATTCAGCCTCTCCCCGACCACAACCAATCCCCGCCAGAAAAAGAACGTGCGCGTTTTCTAAAACAAACTGAAAACCACGTTTTATGAGTTTTGGCCCAATGAAACCGGGCACTCCAGCGTTTACCCTTCAGGGCGGACTCTTTGCTTAGATGTGCAACCGCACTGCATTTCCCGTCAAAACTTTGCACTTAGTGAAATTGCCGATCGCCTTCAGAGCCCCACGGCCCGCCTGGGCTGCAGGTTCGTTTGCACTACATCTGGATTTGCACAAAAAACGGACGCAAAGCCCGTTGGCGGGAGGGGGATAAGTGCTTTTTCAACTGTTTTTTTATGAGCGGCGGGATTTTCCCAAGTCAAGCGGCCGACCGGCTTGGTAAATCCCACACCGTCAGTCGCCGTGCAGATGTGGAGTGCGTGGCCTACCGATATACTGTTTGCATATACAGTTATTCGACAGGTAGGCCCGATGAATAGAGAATCTGCTGCAGCCATAGCGAGGGGGCCGCACGGCGTTGCGCAATGGCAGGTGATGCTGCGCGATGAAGTGGCGCTTCTTGCGATGCCCGGCGCTCATCACAAAGCACTGCTCAGGCAAGCGCATGCCCTGCACCAGGACCATTTCATTGATGCTGACGAACTTAGTGACTTGCTGGAGTTAGCGGACGCGGCGTTGGCCTATGCGGTCGAATCGCTACTAGACCTCGACGCCGACGAGTAGGGGGCACCATGCACGTACTGGTCACGCCTATGCGCTTACGTGGTGTTGCGTTAGATCCGAAGGAGCGGCGCCGATATCGCGCGATCCGAGGTAACGTCATGGTCAACTCAACTAACTGCCATGAATTAGGCCGCGCAGCAAATGTAGCCCGCGTTGACGTGGGAATGCCGCTTGATCCGGATCCACTGCCGCCCTTACTCGATGCAACTCTGGCAGGGATGGCAGTAACCGGGTTCGTCTTGAGTGGAATCGAATACGTCGACGGCTGCGCCTACGCGCAATCTTGGTGGTGCCGGCTGGAATAAAAAATGGGGGCAATGCCCTCAACTTCATTCATCTTCAGCTTGCCACTCCGCGATTCCAGCGATATGGCAAAGCAGAGAAAAAGCTTTAAGACTATTAATCTCACTTGCATAGTTGATATCAATGCCGTGCAATGTGGTGTTCCTATTTAAACCTGTATAAGAGTTGTCAGTCCGAAGTTTTTGCCCCCAGCCAATTGGAAGGTCGCCGCTGAGCTGTGCCCAAATTGCGTCATCCGAAAGGTTAAGCCAATGCTCTCCAGTGGGTATTAGCGCTCTTTGCTGTCGTGCGTATTTTGAAATTGGCGATTTTCTTTCGCTGAATAATTCGCTCAAAGTCATGTCTCGCAGTATCCCTTCAGCTTGGGAAAAAAATACCGGAACAGACAGCGCGTATTCTCCTCTTTCATGTGCAGCGCCGGCAGGCGCTATTGCAAAAGCTCTTGCAGGAAACATTGAAATAACTTTGTTGAGCAAATAAGGAAAAAGCTCTCTATATTTTTCCGCGTAGGCCGCCTCTATCACTTCCTGACGTTTATCTGCTTCTACGCCGTCAGTTACAAACGACAGTTCCTCGTAGGAATGGAAATCCATAAGTACGCTAGCAAACCAGCTGTGTGATGCGGCCTCCGCAAGATTTGATGAAATCGCTGGATATTTCTCGGCACGTATCTCATTTGCGCGCTTCATATGGTCGAGCGTCTCAGTCAAAAAAGACATTCCGCTTAAATCGGGCAAAACGAATTGCTGGCTAAGTTTGCTAATTTTATCTTGGAAATCTTTGATGGAATCTGAAAGCACTTCCAGTACCGGAATTCTAAATTGCGAATATATAGAGTACTCTTTTTTTGACTTTTCAAGTTCGTCGAAAGCCAGCCTTTCTTCGGGACTTACACTTGATGATAGTTCTTTCGAGTCTTTATCCATGTTCTATAGCTCCATCTCGGATCCACTGGGGATCGAAGTTACTTGTCACATTGTTATAGCTTTAAGATTGCTGAAAAGCAAAGCGGTATGTTTTGCCCCTGCTGTGAAGGCTGCTGCATCTGCTGGAGAAGGTGAAGGGCCGGGCAAATGTGTATGAGCGGCTAATTGCATATTCATCTCTTCGACAATCTCTAGCAGATCGCACAACACTTTCAGAGCATTGAGGTCGGTGGAGCCTAACCACGTTTTGGGTGCCTCATAGCGCTGACTTCTTCCCGAAACACTGCGTTTCAGCCCTTCAATTCGCTCCTGCATGTCGCCACCCACCGTTGCGTTGTGCTTCTGCCCCACGACCAAGTTTAGATCCCGGCCGGTAGCCTGGTGCAGATCATCCACAGCCGCCACACTGGCTGATCCACCCGACAACAACTTCAGCGCTCCCAGGGCTTCAATCTTCTTTACTCCACCCACCGACTCCGTTGAATGCTGCTCAACGTCCTGCGTGTGGCTCTGGAACTGCTCGTGGTTGCCCAGGGCCTGAACCTCGCGCTCGATCGCCTCGTCGCGGATCTTGCCGTCGGTGCTCCTGGTCCAGTTGCCATCCGCATCGACTCGCTGTTGCACCGCGTCACTGTGCTGCCACACCTGGTCGCCCTTTGGCACCTTGGGCAAGCTCAGGCCGTGGGGCAGGATCGTTTGGATGTAGGGACTGCTAGGCAGTCCGTAGGCAAAGCACACCACGACGCGGGTGCCCTCTTCCGGAAACCCGTACATGCCCATTTCTTCGCCGCCGTTGGCCAGCGGCAGTGGTACGCCCGACAGGATCGGCATGTCCGGATCCGCCTCGCCCTCCGGTGTCAGAACTTCAATATCGACCGCGTAGCGCGGACGGAAGTCATCGCATAGCCCGGCCCCGGCCGGCGCATCGGCTACCCCCACAACGCGGGCAAAGCGCGGCAGGTGGTAGCCGCCTGTCAATTCGGGAAATTGGCGCTCTACACTGCGCTTTATTGAGTCGTCCATTTGATCGCCATCTGTGTGCCGGCGAGCGTCACGCTGGTGATGCGCTCCCCTTGATTGATCGTTGCGCCGGGTCGCAGGCCTGGCAGGGCCGCGATCATTGCGCTCTGGTTGCCCTGGTAGCCATCGAACAGGCTGACCGGGAGTTGCAGTGGCGCACGTGCGCCGAAGAAGCTGTCAGCCCAGGAGCCGGCAAACACCTCGCCATCGCCTTGCTGCTGCCAAACGAAGTCATCGATTCCGAACACTTTCGCCAAGCTATCCATTGCCAGCGTGCCGGACGCCAGGCTGTAGAAAAATGGAGCCTTTACGCGCGTGTAGTCCCGATCAGGCACGCGAAAGCGCAGGCCGGTCTTGCTGCTTACATCGGCCAGCACGGCCCGCATGTCGACGTGACGCAGGTTCATCGGCAGCTTGCCGGCGAGCACGGCAGCAAGCTCGCGGCAGTACACCACCTGCTCGATGCCGTTAGCCGCGGTACAGCGCTCGACGTAGCCGATGAAGTGCCGCTGCAGTGCCGCGTCGTTATAGCCAATATCGAGCGTGACCAGGCCTTTGACTTGGGCACCGGCTTGGACCGTGAAGGTCGCCCGGCCCGGACTCTTGAGATCGAGGCGAACGTCATCGCTCACCAAGGGAACGACCACCCCGTTGATGGTCAGCACCTTGTGCAGTTTCATGCTCATGCGGAGTCGCCCAGGTAGGTGTCCACTTTTTTCAGCACAGCCTCAAAACCGGTCAGTTCCTGGGGCGCGCCACCAGATCCTCCGGAACCGCCGGTACCGCCGGAGCCATTGACCCCATCGCCCGGGGCAGACTGAGACGTGACCGCGTTGCCGGTGCGGCGGTTTTCGACCTTTTCCGGGTTGGAGAGCTTTTCGCTCAAGGTGAACTGGATGATCCACTGCGCCAGGCTGTCATCCTCCCGGGCGCTGACGCCATCGGCGAAGGTCACCTGGCGGATGCCGAAAGCCTCGGCCGTGTCGTTGACGATCCGATACGTGGTCAGTTGTCCGCCCTTTTCGGTCCCTTCCGCCAGGCGCATCAGGGTGCGCAGGTCTGCTTTCTCCCGGTAGGGGATGGTCAAGGCTACCGTCAGGGTCTTGGGCTTGAAGCCCTTGTGCGACTTCTCGGTACCGGACGTTTGCCCGCCCATGTCATCGGCCTCGATCCTCAGGTTCGCCGTGACCTTCATCCGGTTGCCCAAGATCTGCTGGCCGTTGAGCAACATCGTCATAGGCCCACCAGCTCGCGTACGAATGCGAGTCCCTGCAGCGAACCCACCAGCATGACGCCGGACGACAGCACCCATTCATGCCCTGGTGAATCGTCCCCGGCGAGCAACTGCTTGCGCAGCTCGGTGGTGTCACCTGGACCCAGCAACCGGACCTGCATCGAGGCGTCCGGCGTGCCGTTGGCCAGCAGCTCCTTGAGCGCCGTTAGGTTGCCGGCCTGGCTTACCGCTTGGTCCGCTTTGCGCTGAGCCAGTTGGGCCAGATCGTCCAGCGGCGAGCTGTCAGCCGCGTAGCTTTCCAGCCGGGCCACTTGGCTACTGATGGCCTGCTTGGCGTCTTTTACCAGGGTGCAACGCTCCAGCGGCAGATCCGACCAGCGTGGCAGGGTGCCGGCGGTGGGCAAAGTCCACTTCTCGGCCTCCAAGGTGAACAGGTTGCCGGCGCGGCGTTCGGCCTTCTGCAGATCGGCGATCGGTAGCAGCGCGTTGAACTTGGCCAGGCTGCTGGCCAGACCGTCATACCGCGTGCCCAGGAACAAGATCACCAAGGCGTGCTGCTCACCCGCCGGCAGGTTGATATCGCTGCCGTCCTGCAGTTTGTCAGCCAGGCGCTGCAGCAGATTCGGCGCGGACAGGAAGCGTTGACTGCCCTTGCCCTGGCCGACGCCGCTCTGAAACGGTGTCACCGCGACGCAGCGCGGCACTTCGCCGAACTGCGCATCGAGCGCGGCCAGGCTCTTGTCAGCCGCTGTTTTGGCAAGCGCGCCAAGCGGGTTGGGATCGATGCTGACCAGGTCGGCCAAACCTTCGACGCGCTGCGCAGTCTTGCCCAGCTCGGCGGTGGCCATGTTCTGGACACCGGCCAGCTCGTCCATCCACTGCGTGGACTTTTCGGGCCAGCTCATGGCCACGGGTGTCCAGTTCATGGCTGCTCGCCCCAGATCACGGCTTCCATGGTGCTCTGATCCTCGTCGGCCAAGGCCTGGTCCAGCTGCTGCTTGAGCAGATGCGCATATTCCAGCAGCTTGACCTTGTACACGGCCAGGTCCCGCCCGACCTCCTGCAGTTGCGCACTTGTGTGCATCAGGAATTCCCTGGTGCCGTCCTCGTTGCGGCATGGGTGCGGCAGGTCCTGCCCGCTCTGTACCGCGCCGGTCAGGTTCAACTGGTCGTGAATCTCGCTGCTGTAGGCATGCGGTGCGCCGAGCGCGGACGACCAAAAACCGGCGATGATGACCGCTTCGCAGGCCCGATCAATCTCCTGCAGCTTGCGCTCATGCAGCTGCGGCAGCAGTTCACCAGATGGCAGCAGCTTGCCGTTGACCAGCATCCAGCCCGGGCGAACGGTCTTGGCGCAGGCCATCCAGATCATGGACGGGTGAAAGCGCCCGGCGGGGTCAATGTCCGTGAGTTCGGCCACGGTGCCGTTTTCAATTCTTGCCCACATGTGAAAATCCTCAGTACAGAATAGTGACGGCACCAGGTGCGCCGTCGCCTGCATAGCCGCCGTTGTCCATCCGGCCGCCACCGCCCCCACCCGGCCCACGGCCGTTTCGGAGCGAGCCGTTGCTTGAGCTCGATGCCGTCACCGCCACGCCTGCCCCACCTGGGCCGCCACCGGCGCCGGCGACCGCCAGGGTCGTGGTGCTGACGCGATAGCCAGCATGGCCATCGCCCAAGCCATAATTCAGGTCGCCACCACTGCCGATACCGGAATAGCCGCCTTGCCCGCTGGTTTGCCCGCTAGTCCCACCGGTCGCGGACATGTACGCACCAAATGCCGATGAACCTCCGGTCCCCCCTACACCGTTGGTGCCGTCGTACCACGCCCCCGCGCCGCCGCTGCCCACGGTGACGGAGATGACTTGCCCTGGTGTGACGTTCACCAGGCCTTCGGCCACGCCGCCGCCACCACCGCCACCGCCAAACACGGAGCTGTTGCGCCCGCCGCCACCGGCGCCGATGACCTTGGCGAAGACCCGGTAGACGCCTTCTGGCACGGTCCAGGAGAAGACCCCAGGCACGGCGAAGACCTTGTGAGCGCGGAAAGGAAGCAACTGCAGGGTTTGCAGGGTCGTTAGGGCGTCAGAAATGCCCGCGCCGGCCAGCGTGGTCGGGTTGGTGCCACCTATGACCCGGCCGCGTTTGTCCACCGTGACACTGCGGTAGGTGCCGGCGGCGATGCCGGCCGGACCGGACGCCACTTCGAAATGCAGCGCGGTGACGCCCAGGGTGATAGGGCTATCGGTCACCAGTTGCCAGAGGCTGTCGCCGTTGAGCGTGCCCTGCTCAACCGGAACCAGCATCCCCGGCGTCACTTCCAGACTGACGTCGGCATCGGCTGCCCGCGTCCAGTTACCGCCGGACACGATGTAAATCCCGTTCATCAAGGCGTCCGCCTGGTTCTTCACCAGCACCCGGTCACCGCTGTATACCGCGATGTCATCGATGCGCTGCGAACCGTTGAGAATGATGGGAGCGGTAGTAGCTGCGAGGACGGACTGCTTGCTGTCGAGCTTGTTGATCTCGTCGCGCACGAAGGCCCGGGAGGCGAAGTAGCTGACCAGCGCGGCATCGATCGGCTCGACAGTGCGGCGATCGACGATGCTGTTTGCGTTCGCCAGATCCGCGATCGGCACGCAGTAGTGACGCACGCCCAGACTGTCGGCGTAGTCCGGACGAGTTGCGGCGAACACTATCTGCCAGCTGGCCACCACGTCGCTCAGTTCGCGCTGCAGGGCAACATCCAACCAGGCGGTGGTGGGAAAGCTCGCCGGCGCAACAGCCAGAGCAGCCGACCGCATCACGCGGACGCCTTCGACATAGGCGATGCCGGGTTTCACCTGGTACGCGCTGCCGACCTTTTCCAGCTGCAACGCGCTGCCGAAGAAACAGGCGCGGCCAAACATGTCGCGGTTGCTCAGGCGTTTGCGCTCATCGATGCCGGCCAGGCGGATGGTGAAATCGTGCTGCCAGGTGCTGGCATCGATCGTGATGCCGGTCAGCGCCTGGGCACCGTCGAAGGCCACCAGAAAGTTTCGAGTCAGGTTGTTGCCGATCTGCAGCGGCGGAATGTTGCGGCGCTTCTCCTGCAGGGCGACGGTCGCCACCGCAAACAGGATGCTTTCGTCCGTCTCCAGACCGATCCAGTTGAAATCCCAATCGCCCTGGTCAGATCCCAGCTGCGCGCTGTAGACCACTTGGTTGGGGTTCACATAGCCCGCGCTGTCGATGGCGATGTCGTGCGTGTAGACGATCTGGCCGGCAGGCGGCTTGCCGGCGGCGCGGTCGACCGGCAGCGCCGGGTCCAGACCGGGCACGTTGGCGAAAATGAACCGCACAACGTTGAGCGGCTTTTTCGCAACGATCTTCTGGGCGATCAGGCTTTCGCCGGCGAGGGTAATACTGGCTCCCATGGGGGCTCCTACAAAGTGGCGATCAGCGTCTGCTGGTCGTCGTTGAATTCGACCAGGCCGACCCCAAGCGTTACGGGGGTCAGGGTCACGAAGTCATAGCGTCGGCAGGTGCGGCCGTACTGCTGAATCAGCACGCGCAGCAGCTCGGGATTCTTGGAGAGCTGGGAGTCGGAGAACCGCAGCAGCACCACGTCCCAGTCGCGGCCGGGCATGCGCTCCTCGATCTCCACGTAACCGACGCCCAAGCGCTCCAGGATGCGTTTCATCCCGGCGGTGCTGCCCGCGTCGACGGCGTTGATGAAGGCGTACTTGACCCGCAGGCGGTACAGGCTTTCGGGCTCGTTCTTGAAGCGGGTGATGTCCCGCTGCCAGGCCAGCAGATCGAGCACCACCAAGTGGCAGGTGTCCGCGTCCATCTGCATCAAGGGCCAGCGCAGCCAGCCCTCTACCGTTTCCCACCAGCCCTGTCCGGCGGCCTTGAGCTTGGTCAGCTCCGTGCCTTCGAGCCAGAACGGCAAACCGAGCTTAATCATGCAGAACGATCTCCAGGCTCTGGATCCTAGGAATGTTCAGCTCGGACAGGATGTCGGCGTTTTCAAAGTCCAGCGACTCGATGCCGGCGAACTGCTGGTGCAACTCTTCGCCCAGGCGGCTGAACGAAAAGCGCGACTGCGGCAGGGTCAGCGTCGGCTGGTAGTCACTGGTCGTGCTTTCGCGGAACGCTGCACGCACGAACTGCTCGACCTGCTGTTCCAAGGTCAACCGCTGTTCGGCGGTCAAGGTCGAGCGCGGCCAGATCTGCAGCTGCAGCGCGTGAAAGGTTTCGGGCATGACCATCACCTGCAGGTCATCGCCGTGACCATGGTTGCCCTGGTCTCGGATGTGCGTATTGATCTGCTGCAGGAATGCCTCGGCCGGAACGCCGGCGTCGAACAGCACGAAGGCGTTCGCACTGCCCGGGCCGCGTGGCGCGCCGTGCTCGAAATACACGCCGTCCGGACGCACGCCTGGAAACGCGGAGATCATGGCGCGATAGACCGCGTCGGTGTGCCACTGGTTGACCGCCGAGAACTGGTTACGGGTGCGCAGGCGCAGCTCGTCGTCGGGCTCAGGATCCGCCCCGGGCGTGGTCAACCAGCCGTCGGCGTTCACCACCTGAGCAATGCCTGGCACAGGGACCGGCAGAATCGCGTAGTACCCCGGAGCCAGGTTGAAGCCGGAGCCGGCCTCGATCGCCTCGACCGGAATTTCCAGTTGCATCAGCCCATCGGCAAATTCGCCGGCGGCGGTGGTGCGCAGTTGATAGACGTGGCCATTGATCGCGGCGGACTGCACCAGGGTGCCGATCGGCACCGAGAAGGCCCCGCCCGGCGCGGTGCGGGTGAACAGCAGCACGCCGGCGGCGCGAGTCGCGCCCTTGCGCTCGACGTTCACCGCCCAGGCCAGCATGTCCAGCCAAGCCGCTTTGGCGGTCTTGACGAAGAAGTTCGGCAGCACCGTGGCCACGAAGAAATCGAGGATCCACAGCACCGGCTTAGTCACCAGTGCGGTGATTACCCGCCAGAATGGCGAATAGGCGCTGGTGTTGGCCACCTTGCTGCCCTGCGCGGCCACTTCCTTTTCCCACGCCTGGCGCAGCCCGACCTCGGTGGTCGGGATGCCGGCGTCGGTCAGGGCCTGCTTGAAATCGACGTCGCTCACAGGGTCACCTCGATCGAGCCGAACTCAAGCGTCGTCGCCGTGACCAGGTACTGCCCAGGCTCGACCTGGGTGATCGATGCGGTGCCCGGCACCAGGCGCAGGTCGGTTTCCACCAGCAGCTCCAGCTGCTGGATGCAGTCGCGCTGCCGCAGGCGGTCACGCTCGGCCACTAGGGTGACCAGCAAGCCGCTGTCGCGGATCATGTGCGCGATGTCCTGGGCGATGCAGGCGCGGTCTTCGACTGGCTCGGGCTGACGCGAGGGATCGAGCACCAGGTCGTTGTTCTCGATCAGCAGATCGATATAGACACTCATCCGCCGATCGCCATGTTCATCATCCCTTCCATCTCCAGAGGGGTCATGGGTTTGCTGGTGTAGATGTTCACGTTGCCCACCTTGTTGCCGTTGGAATTCTGGTTGGTGTTGTTCTGGATGCTGGTCAGCAGCCCGCCCCGGGGCACCGCTTCCGGCCGCGAGGGTGAAAGGCTGCCGGTCGTCGGTGCATGTCGCGCTAACAGCTCAGCGCCTTGAGGGATCGGCGCAGGTGCGGCCAACAGCGCAGCGCCTTGAGGGACTGGCGTAGGTGCGGTCAAAAGCGCAGCACCTTGCGGAATGCCTGCTGGCAGCACCGGTGCTTGAATACCCGGGATCTCGGGGGCCTTGGGCATCTCGCCGAAGGCCGCATCGATCTCGATGCCCGGTATCTTGTTGAGCATGTCGATCAGGCCGTTGATGGCACTCCGGAAGATGGCAACGATGCCGTCCCATGCGGCCGACGCCATGCCGGTCCAGCCGCCGATCGAGCCGAACCAGTCCGACAGGCTCTGCAGCTGCGCGGCGATCCATTTGAACGCGGCGGTATTCATCAACGCGCCGGTCCACTGGTCCCAGTAGACGACCGCTGCGACAACAGCCGCGCCCAAGGCGATGATGCCGGCGACGATCAGCAGAACCGGGTTGGCCAGCATGGCGGCGTTGACGAGCCAGATCGCGCCTTGCCAGAGCAACATGCCGGTGCGCACCAGGGCCATCCAGGTGTAAATCGCCACCAGACCGACAACGAATGCGGTCACCATGACGGTGTGTAAAAGAAACATGGCAATCGAGCGGAAGCCGGTCCAAGTGAGCAGTTTCCAGACCGTGACCAGGGCCAACCAAACCATCTTGCTGATGCCCACCACCAAGGTCATGGCGGACATCGCCGCGACCAGGCCGAACACGGCCAGCACGGTGATCCCCAGCACGCGGGTGATGTTGGGAAACAGCTGCGTCCAGCGGGTCAACGTCGAAGCGATACCGACGAGGCGGTCCATCAACGGGGTCAGCATCGGAATCAGCGCCTGTCCAAAGGCGATGCGCAGCGCCTGCACGGCCGCGCCGAACTGCTGCCATGGATCGACCATGGCCTTGGCCATCTTCTCGGCGTTCTCCAGCCCACGCACCTTGCCCAGCTCGCTGATGCCGCCGCGCAGCCGGTCGGTATCTTTGGCCAGTGCCGCGATCACCTGGGCACCTTCCCCACCAAAAGCCTCGGTCAGCTTGGTGCCCGCTGCCGCCGTGGTCAGGTCGCCGTATTTACCCTGCAGCTTGTCCAGGATCTGGATCATCGGCAGCGTGTTGCCAGCGGCGTCGGTGAACGCCAAGCCGGTTTTCTCTGCAGCAGCTCCGATGTTTTCGAAGAAGGCCTTGTAGCGCCCGCCGGCGTCGCCGCCTTCCATGGTGCTCGACAGCGTGCCGATCACTGCCATCTGTTCAGCCACGCTGATGCCCGCCGTGGTAGCGATCGCACCAACTTCCTTGAAGGCGTCTTTGAGCTGGGCACCGTCAGTGCGAAACAGCTTCACGGCCAGGGCGGTTTGCCCCGTCAGCTGTTCGACCCATTGAACCTTGCCCATCTTGTCGGCTTCGGTTTTGAACAGGGTGTACATGGTGCCCAGGTAATTGCTGGTGGTCTCGGTGTCGGCTTTCGTCACCTTGGCCAGCAACCCGCTTGCAGCCGTAATCGCCGCCAGTTGATCGCCGACCAGGCCCTTGATTGCCCCTTCGATGGTGCGCGACGACGCCACGAACTCGGCGGCGCTAGTCGCGTAGGTCACGGAGAATTCCAGCGCTCTGCTGTTGAGCGCGGTCAGCGCATCTTCCGTGACGCCCAGCGCACGTACGTCGCCCAGTGCCCGATTGACCTCCAACGCCGGTTCCAGGGACTCGGTGATGGCCACGCCTGAGCCGACCATGCCGGCCAAGCCCGCGCCCATCTTGACGATGTTCTGCTGCCCTTGGTCGGCGAGGTCGGAAAAGCTGGTTTTCACCTTGCCCAGAGGAGCGCTGACCTTATCGGTCAGGCTCAAGATGAAAGCCAAGCGGGCGGAACGGTCAGCCATCGGGGTTATCCGTTAAAGGCAATGGAAATGCCGTTGGCCACGGCCATTTCCATGCGTCTCCAATGTTCGTCTTCCAGCCACTTGGCAGTGCCCATGTTCTCGATCGAGGGCGGCGCGCCAGGTAGCCAACGTTGGGTCAGGGCCAGCAACTGGCCCAGCCCGTCTTCGGTCAGGCCTTCGGCTTGCGCGAGGGCTTTTTTACGATCACTTCCACGTCAGGCGAGTACTCCTCGAGCAACGCGCCGGCGATGGTCATGGTGGTCACCGGGTTTTCCAGCAGCGTTTTGAGCGTGGCTTTCTCGTCCTGCTTCACGGTGCCCATCAGCAGGTTGTGCGCCGGGGCGACCTTGTTGGCTTGGGTGGTCGAGTTGAAGTACTTGGTGATGTCCTGCGGGGTCAGGGAGAACGTGAATTCCTGCGCGCCGATTTCCAGGGTGATGTCGCGGTTTACTTCGGTCATGGTGCTTTCCAAATGGTGGGTTCAGGGTTGTGCCGGCGTGCCCAGCACGACGCGGCGGATGTAGTCCTGCAGGCCGAGAATCATTTCCCGGCTGCGGGCGAGTTCGTCTCTGAGGGTGAAATAAGCCGATCGAGCGTCTGCTGTGAGTTCGGCGGTTCCTGCATCAGCCAGGCCGGCGGTGCCGGCGGCATTTGGTACGGCTGAACAGGTCGCGTGGACGAGCAGCCGCTGATCACGATCAGCAACAGCGCGCTGCAGACGTTTTGTTTCATTGAACGCACGGGTCAGTGCCTCCGTTCGTTGGGTATCGATCGAATCGCGGGCGGCGAGCATTTCGCCGCTGATGCGGGCGGCCTCGCGTAGACCGTCGCGCTCGACTACGGCGGTGTTGCGCTCCTGGACAACGGTTTCGTAGCGGCCAAGCGCCCAGTCGACAGCGAGCCAGATCACCAGGCCAACGAACAGAGTGCGAAACAGCAGCTGTAGCGGGCCGATGGTCATGACAGGCACAGCCTCACCTCAGCGAGACGGCGGTTATGCAGCCCCTGAATGAAACGCTTCTTGCCATTTGCCAGGGTCACCGAGGCCCACACTGGTCGACCGTCAATCCCCCATGCGAGCGCCTTGCACCCTTCTACGATGCGTCCGGCGTTGATCAGGCCCACGGCCCGACTGGCGCAAGTGCTCGGTGTGCCGACGTTATGCGCGTGGCTGCTCAAGGCATCAAAGGTGTTCTGCCCGATCGCCTGATTGGTCAGGCAGTCGGCCAAAGCCAGTTGCCCATTTGCGATCACTTGGGCTTCCACCTCGGCGCAGCGCGCATCGGACCAGTAGTCGCCGACGATCACCGGCTGCGGACTGGTATAGCGAGTGATGCCCTTACATACGGTGGGCAGTCCCTGGGCGAGCTTGTCGGCATAAACGACGTTCTGTCCCTCGCCTTCCCAATCGCCCAGAAAAATGCCCAGACCGCTGCTGCAGAGCACAATGACGCCGGCGGCGATCTTGGCGCGCAGGCTCATGGCTTTTCCTTCCAGTCGCGCAGCATCCGCCGGTACTTGGGGGCCAGCAGTAGGATCTGCAGCACCATGTAGAGCGCGGTCAGCATGTAGGCCACCGACGACCAGTCGACCGCACCAGTGACACCAGTGGCGGCGACGCCGATCGCGGGCGATGCCTTGACCAACGCGATTGCAGTGTCCTGGGCAGCCTGATTCGTGCTCATCGATGAGCCTCTTTTTCGAAGATGGTCTGGCACGGGACGCAACGGGTCATACCGCCCAGCGCCTGGCGCGCTGCCGGGATCTTTGCGTCGCAGTCCTCGCAATGGGTCAGGCTTGGCCCGCTCGGGCGCTTGCGGGCGAGCTGGGCCGCGATGGCTTGGTCGCGTTGCCTCTGCTCCAGAGCCTGGGCGCGATCGAACGGGCAAACCATCAGGTCAGGCCCTCAATCTCTGCAGCACTCAGATACGGCACGCCGTTGATCTTCACGAAGTCCGGCGACGTGACGTCGAACGGAATCTTGTGGGTGTTCTTTGCGCCGCCCTTGGGGTCGATGCTCAGCAAGCTGGAGATGCGCAACTTGCAGCCGAACGCCTCGATGCGCAGTTCTTCCTCGCCAGCCTTGGCGAAGAACACGATGTCGAAAGGCTCCAGCTCGCGGAAACTGCCCGAACTTTTGGCCTGCTCGACCATCAAGTTGAAATTGGTGGTATCCAGCTCGATTTCGCCAGCCGCTGCGACGTCGCCGTCGACGTGGCCATTGGGTACGCCCTTGGTCTGGGCAACGGTGCTGTTGTCGGTGATATCCAACGTTGCAGCCTCAACGTGAACCAGCGAGTCGCCGAGATTCACGTCGAAGTTTTTGCCGCCAATCTTTGCAGCCATGACTTACTCCGTATCGGTGGTCGAAAGGTCCAGCGCGATGTTCGCGGTCAGGTCTTTCGGGCAGTTGAGGGGGGTGAGCTGCAGATACGCCTCGACGGCGGTCTTGCTCTTCCAGGTCAGAACGATGTCGCCGTCCTTGGGCTGCTCGATCTCGCCCGGGAACACCTGGCCAGCGAAACGGGTGGACTTGGCCATCGCGCGCAGCGGGGCCATGAGCTTCGAAGTGGTAGTTGCCATGCTGTTGGCCGAGCTGTTCAGCGAGCGATCGCCGACGTAACGGATCAGCAGGATCCGGACGCGACGTGCCGCCTTGTCCACGACTCGCAGATATTCGATCACCTGGTAATCGCTGCCAGGCGCGTCCAGCAGGTTGCCGTCGCCCCAGAAGGTGCCCGGGTAGTCGGGATAGGTCTGCGGTACGGAAAGGCGGGCGGCATCCAGCTGGCTCAGAACGGCCGACTGCAGCGGCGTGCCTTCGGAATCGACGGGCTCAGCGCCCAAACCCACGACCGCACCGGTTGCGACGCGCATTGGCGAATCGGCAATGCTTACGGCGGCGTTGGCCAGGCGGCCGGCGAGCACGCCCAGGTTATTGCCGTGCAGCTGCGGAACAGCCAGCACACGCGGCGCGGCTAGGCCGTCGACAATCGTCTTGGCGCTAACCACGTAGTCGTTCCAGGTCTGCGCCTGGGCGATGCCCGGCAGCGCAGCCATGACGAACAAGCGCCGACCCAGTCGGTTGCTTAGCTCGATGGCCGCGTCATGCATGGCGGACAGCTCCGCTTTCGACGCGACTGGCGTGGTGATGACGACCGCCTCTACTGAGTAGGTGCGATTTGCGGCTTCCAAGGCTTCTTGCCAAGTAACGTCGTCCGCGATCGGGGCTGCGACGCAGGCCCAGCGATCACCGCCATTGAGGCGGGCGGCAGTGATTTGGGTTTTCAAGTCGCTGTCCGGAACGCCCAACTGGACGTCCAAGTCGCTTTGCGTATCCAGCGGGACCAGCTTGCCGACGTTTTTGGACGCAGGGCCGATGATCAGGAAATAGCGCTCAATCTCGGTCACGGCACCCTGGCCGAGGTTAAGATTGTTGACGCTGACTTTGCCGAGTGCCATGTGATGCCTCGTTAGCGGGGTGAATTGATGATTTGTTGAAGCACCAGGTTCACCAGCTGGCTGGTTTCGCTGTTGCTCGCGCCGAGGAACTGGCGTTTCGGCAGGGTGATATCCCAGCTCTGCGCGCCGGTTGTCGCGGTTCGTTCGGAGTCCAGGATGCGGATCAACAATCCCGCCCGGGCGTAGTTCAGGTGTTGCTGGATCCAGGCAACGGCTGGGCGAGACGCGGATTTCTTGCCTGGCTGACGGACCTTGAAATTCAGCTGACGCAAGCGTTTGGCCTGTTTCTCGGTAGCAGCGGTGCCAGGCGGCACCCGGTTCCACTGGCGCATTTGCGCGGCGGTGCGCCGCTCGGATACACCGTTGTGTTGCTGCGAGGCGACCCAGCGGGTCAGTTGGTTGCGCCATCCCAGTTCGGCTTCGGTCGGACTCAGGCGGGTGACCTCCAGCAATTTGCCGAGGCCCGCTTCCATCTTTTTCTTGCCCTTGCTGTTGTCCTTGCGCGCCTCAAACGGCGTACCGTCCAGGTTCTCCTGGTTGCGGATCCGCTGACGACTCAGGCTGCGCACGCGCTTACTGACGTTGTTGAGCAGCCGCTTGCGCTTGGGCACTGGCAGTTCCATCAAGGCCAGCAGATCCTGCGCTTCGAGCATGCCGCGAATGTCCAGCTCGAACGTGCTACGCGCCATGGCCGGTCACCTCACCGGATTCGGCGATCCATAGGTCGAACGGCACGAACGACCAGGTCTTGCCGTAGGCTTCAATCTCGCCTTCCAGATCCTCAGCCAAGTACTGCGCCTCGGAGAACTGCAGCTTGATGTCGACGTCGGCCAGATCGTTGTCGAGCATGACCACGTCGAACACCACAGCAGGCAGGCCGTCGCGATCCTGGTCGTGAGTTTCCAGCCAGCTGCCCACCAGGGCGAACAGGCGCGCCGGGTTATCCGCGAACCGCTCGATGGCGATGGTTGCGCCATAGTTCATGTCGCCCATGTGCATGCCCTGCGTGTCGGGCTTCCAGATCAATTCCACCTGCACCTGGTCGGTCCAGCTGTCGAGCTGTTCCGGCGCGACCAGTTCGCGGTCGATCAGGAAGGTGGTCAAGGCGCGGAGCTTGATCACAGCAGCGCCGCCGTGATGCGTCCGCGGCCTTGCAGCGAGCGAACAGACTGCTGGCTGAACTCCAGGAAAGTTTCCTTACGCTCGGGGGCTTCCTTGCCCAAATTCTCGGCACTTTCGCGACGGACGATCGACGCGAATTCAGGCAGCAAGCTGGACTTGGCGCGGCAATAAACGGCGCGCTTGTACGTCTCGGCTTGAAAGGTGCGCTCCGGCAGGACGGTGGTGTCTGCAGACTCAACGCGTGACACTCCAGCGCCCTGCCAGCGCGCTTTTAACTTCGCCAAATCACGATTGACCTCGATCATGGCGGTCGTCAGGTTGATGACCAGCACGTCTACCAGGTGCTCCGCCGGCAGGCGGTAGCCCTTCTGGAATTCGGTCACGGAGAGGTCCGGCCAAAAGCCGTCGTTCTCGATCGCTTGTTCCACAAAGGTGGTGGGTTTCCCGGAAAAGCTCATTGCTGGCCGCTCGAATAGGGCGGGGAGCCTGTTTTCAGTGGGACGGTCCATAAATGGGCGGCTCACTTCCACAGGTCCCCGCTGGGGGGGTAGTCGGTTATTCGGAAGCCGGGTTAGTGGCCGCTTGTTTTGCCAAGGCCTTGCGGACCTTCTCGATGCGTGTGTCATTGCCCGCCTGGGCATACAATTCGGTCGAGCGCTCCAAGTGCTTGAGCGCGACTTCCAGATCGCCAGCCTCCATGGCTCGCATCCCGATCAACTTGTGGTACTTGCTCGGGATCTGCTCCGTCAGGTTCCATTCACCATCGACCAACGGCAGCAGGTCGGACAGGTAAGGCTCGGGACTGCGATTTGCCTTGTATTCGGCATAGGCCCATTCACACACGGCGTCAGCAACAAAAGTCTGGATATCCCGGCGCTTGAAGCGCTCGGGCATCTGCTGGCCTTGCTCGATCAGGAAGTCCGCCAGTCCCAGCGCGTCATCGAACTGGACTGTGTCGAACAGCCAGACCATCACCTGCACCACGACGCGATTCGGGAAGTTCAGCCCCGACTCGCAGTAGCGTTGGACGTATTCCTGGTACTTAGGCAGCAGCTCATCGCGCTTCAGCGCCTGGCGTCCGGCCAGGCCGTTGATGGCACTGATGCGAGCCAGATCCTGATCCAATGCCGCTTCCTGCAGCAGCAAATGCTTGCGGGCATTGGCGGGACTGCTCAGCGCGTCGGCCGGGGTGTATGCCATGGCCGCGCTCGACAGAGCGGCGGCAACAGCGGTCACGCCCATGGCCAAAGTGCGGCGCTTGTGCGCCAGGGCCAGGCTCACGCCAGCAGCTCCACGTTCTCGGTCAGCGCGATCTTTTCCAACTGCTCAATCACGTAACCTTCGTTGCGGCTGTTGTAGTCCTCGACGCGGGAGCGCTTCGGGTTGTCGACGGCCTGTTTGCGCCAGCTGGAGTCCTGGAAGTAGATCGACAGGTTGTCCCAGCTGGTGACCAACACGGCATTGACCGGAAAGTTCGGCACGCTGAACGAAGGCAGACCGCCGTAAGTCGCGATGACCTGCAGGTTTTCGATGCGCTCTTTTTCGGTCGGGGTGTCGCCCTGTTTGGTGTACAGCTTGGCCTTGTCAGCCGCCAACAGATCGGAACCGATGATCGCCACCAGGTCGCCGTCTTCGCGCAGGATCTCGTCGACCATTTGCTTGTTGTCATGCACCAGGGCATCGAGGTTGGCGTAATCGCCGCCGGCGCCGAGTGTCACCTTGCCTGCAGCAGCGCCTTCCTTGAGCACCTGCTGCGGGGCCTGCTCACGCAGTTGTTGCAACCAGCCCTTGTTCACGTCCTGCAGCTTTGGATTCGCAGCCAGATCGGTTTGGGTTGCGGCGTGCGTGCCGTGGAAGCCGATCACGATGCGGTCCTGGGCGATACGCTTTTGCACCGCGCCGGAATAGCGATCCTGGAAGTCCGGAAACTTCGCCCAGGCGTCGATCTTCGCGTATGGCAAACCCACGTCGGACTGTGTGTCGCTCAGCTCGTAGGTGGTGTTTTCCAGCGCCGAAGCATCCTTGGCTTCGCGATCGGTGGTCTTGGTGTTGGTCCGGCCGGTCACTGGACCGTTGACACCAATGAACACTTTTTCGCCTTTGATCTCGCTGACTGGAACGACGTTGATGCGCTCCAGGAAATCGGCCTTGGCGGTGATCGAATCGTTCAGCTCTTGTGCAATCGACGGGTCAACGCTGAAAGACTTGCTGGCGCGCTCAACACCGTAGGTTTCCGCGATCGCTTCCTGCAGCGCGGCATATTGCTTGGCGCCCTTGGCGCTCAATGGCTGGCCCATGTCAGAGCACCCGCTTTTTGGCAGTGGTCACAGGACCGGGGTTGCGTGGCAGCTGGCGACCAGTTGGGGTGTTCTGCAGCGCAGAGAATTGCTTCTGCAGTGCGGCCATGCTGGCGAGCAAAGCTTTGTTCGTGGCGCCGCCATTGCGGCTGAACTCACGTTCCTCTTCGGCAGTGGTCACGATGCCGTCGACCGCCGCTTGTACGTCATCGATCGGTGCGGCTTCCGGCTCAGGAGCCTCTTCCGCGACGGGCTCAATCACAGCCTGAATGCCAGCAGCGACAATCAGCAATTGAGCCAGCAGGGCTTTAAGGGCCGTTGCTGTAGCTTCATCCATTGGGGGTTTGCTCTCGGTTGGGGTGGTGGGTTCGGCGGGCGGCGCGTCCGCTGCAAAGCGCTTGAACAGGCCGGTGAGCAAGCCAATCAGCTTGCCCACTTCGCCCTGGGGTTCTTCTTCAAAGGAGCCCAGTTCCACGGACGCGGCGTAGAAAGCGTCCTTGTGGGTTTTCTTCGAAAAATAGAGTTCCTGCGTGCCCAGGCTGGCGGGTTCATCAGTCACGCCCAGGCCGGTCAAGTACGCCTTGCCACTGCCGGCGAAGTTCGGGGTGATCTCGATGCTGGTGAACAGCTTCTGGCCCTGGTCATTCAGGAACAGCAGTCGATCGTTGGGCTTGAGCTGGGCTTCGAGAGCAATCTGCCCTTCTTCCAGATCATCGCCCTCTTCCACCAGGCGCACGGCGTAAACAGTGCCGTGGGAACCACTCCAGCGTTCGTGGTCGCACCAGATCACAGCCGTGTACCTGGCAGGCTTGTAGGTCTCGGCGATATCGCGCAGTTCCTGGGGAAGGATCTCGCGACCATCGGCGGTGGTGCCGCTGGTGGCGACACGTTTCCAGAACGAAACAAGGGAACGGGGCATGGGCGATAACTGCGCTCAATCGGTGATTTGAGCCGCCAAGATATGGAGCAAAACGCCCCCTAACAAACGGTTCAATTGCACGTTCCTCCTAGATTCAGGATCTAGGTAAATCGCAGAATTTAACCCCGCGTTTTCGCTGTTTTCGCCGCATAGACTGCGGCCCATGTACTACTCGACCGAAGTTAAAGAAGCCGCCAAACGCCTGTTTCTGCGCCGCTGTAAGGCCAAGGAAATTCAGGCGCAACTCAACCTGCCCAACATCCGGATCGTCTACTACTGGATCCGCCAGGGTGGATGGGAGGACATGCTGTCGGATGAGGAACCGCTGACCGCTGTTGGCCGGCGTATCACGTTGCTGCTGGACAAGGTCGGCAGCCTGTCCAAGGACGATCTAAACGAACTCGACCGACTCACCGCCGTGCGCGAACGGCTGTTAAAGCAAGCGGCCAAACCGGCCCCGGCGGCGGCATCGATCGGAGACGATCCGGGCGATTCCTCAGAACCTCGCCAGCGACCACGTAGTGATCGCTCCGGTCGTGGCGAAGGCGGCGGCAAGAAAGAGAAGAAGGCCAAGAACGACATCAGCGGGCTGACCGAAGTCGACTTCCTGGATAAGTTCATCAGCAAAATGTACCGCTACCAGCAGGAGCTGTTCGCGGCCAAACAGAACCCGCTGACCTGCCGAATCCGCAACATTCTCAAAAGTCGGCAGGTGGGCCTGACCTACTACTTCGCCGGCGAAGCGTTCATGGACGCGGTGTTGAGTGGCGACAACCAGGTGTTCCTGTCGGCCAGCCGATCGCAGTCCGAGATCTTCCGCAGCTACATCATCCAGTTCGCCAAGCAGTGGTTCGACATTGAGCTGACCGGCAACCCGATCGTGCTGAGCAACGGCGCCGAACTGCGCTTTCTCAGCACCAACAGCAGCACTGCCCAGGGCTACCACGGCCACGTCTACGTCGACGAGTATTTCTGGATCCGCGACTTCGAAAAACTCAGCACCGTGGCCAGCGCCATGGGCACCCACAAGAAGTGGCGCAAAACCTACTTTTCGACGCCTAGCGCTGTGTCGCACCAAGCCTACCCGTTCTGGACCGGCGAAGAATTCCGCAACAGCAAGCGCGGGAAAAAGGCCGGCGGTACCTGGCCGATCGAGGCGGCGTACACCCAAGGTGCGCTGTGTCCGGACGGCCAATGGCGCAAGACCATCACCATTCAGGATGCAATCGACGGCGGCTGCGATCTGTTCGACCTCGAGCAGCTGCAGCTGGAGTACGACGAGGACAAGTTTCAGCAGCTCTTCTACTGCAAGTTCATCGACAGCACACAGAGCGCGTTCGGCCTCAAGGATCTGGAGCGGTGCTATTCCGACCTGTCGTTGTGGGAGGACTACAAGCCCGACGAGGAACGACCGTTCGGCAACAGCCCGGTCTGGCTGGGCTACGACCCGAGCCGAACTCGCGACGACGCGACGTGCGTTGTCATCGCCCCGCCGCTGGAGCCTGGCGCGAAGTTCCGGATCTTGGAAAAGCACAGCTGGCGTGGTCACTCGTTCACCTACCAGGCCGCTCAGGTCAAGAAGCTGACCGAGCGTTTCAACGTCCAGCACATCGGCATAGATGTCACCGGTGTGGGTTACGGCGTGTTCGACCTGGTGCGCGACTTCTACGCCAAAGCGACGCCGATTCATTACAGCCTCGAGGCGAAGAACGCCCTGGTGCTCAAAGCCCAGGACACGATTCAAGGTAGCCGCATCGAGTGGGATGCCGGATGGACCGACATCGCCCAGGCGTTCCTGACCATCAAGCGCGGCACCACCAACAGCGGCCAAGTTACCTACAGCGCTTCGCGCACCGACGCGACCGGCCACGCCGATATCGCTTGGGCGGTCATGCACGCCTTGGCCAACGAACCTTTGAACACCAACAAGCGGCGTCGTAGCCGCTACGTCACGAGTGGAAACAATGCCCAATCCTCGACACAAACAGCGCCAGGTCAAACAGCAGGCACGACAGCAGCAACCGATGCGGGCGTTTACGTTCGGCGAACCCGAGCAAGTGCTGTCGGGCAACATTGGCGAGTATCTGGGAGTGTTCCTCAGCGACGACGGCGAGATCTACAAGCCGCCGGTGTCCCGTCCCGGCTTGGCCAAGCTGCTGCGCGCCAACGCGCACCACGGCGCCATCCCGAAGTTCAAGCGCAACCTGCTGCTGCGTGAGCTGATTCCCTCGGCCGGCTGCAGCGCTCGAACGATGGGCTGCGCGGGGTTGGATTACATGGTGTTTGGCGAAGCGTTCTTCTACCGCGACACCAACGCTTTCGGCCAAGTCCTGGAGCTGCAGCACCTGGCAGCGATCAACATGCGGATCAAGGTCGACGGTGGCTTCCGCATGCTGCTGCCCGACAACAAGTTCATGGACTTCGATCAGGACGAGATCGAGCACGTGCTCGACTATGACGTGGAACAGAACATCTACGGGGTGCCGGACTATCTGGGCGGTATGCAGGCGCTGCTGCTCAACGAAGCCGCCACCCTGTTTCGCCGGCGTTACTACAGCAACGGTGCCCACGCCGGCTACATCTTCTACACCAACGACCCGGACCTGACCGAAGAGGATGAGGACAACCTGCGCGCGCAGATCAGCTCCAGCAAGGGCGTGGGCAACTTCCGATCGATGTTCGTCAACATCCCGAACGGCAAAGAGAACGCGATCCAGATCATCCCGGTGGGGGATTTCCAGGCCAAAGACGAGCTGGAAAAAGTGAAGAACATCACCCGCAACGACGTGATCGCCGCTTGGCGGATGAATCCCGCGCTCGCCGGCATCATTCCGGAGAACAGCGGCGGTTTTGGCGACATCGAAAAGATTGACCGGGTTTACACCAGCAACGAGATCCGGCCGATCTGTCAGCTGTTCGATCAAATCAACGACACGCTGCGGGCCGATCGACGCATTGCTTGGCGGGATCCGCAAGAAGTAAACCCTACAAGCTGAAGATTTTACCCAAAATGAGTAATGCCAGCATTGGCTGTGGCAAAATGATGGCTAACAGACAGCCCTGGGGAGGGAAGCATGCGTGTTTATTGCAAAGAGTGCGGATTCAAAGGCCGGATAGCCTCAAGAGACGAACTTTCCAAAGAGTTCGCCAAGCTGTACTGCCAATGTTTGTCTCCAACGTGCGGCCACACCTGGGTAGCAAACCTTACGTTTTCACACACCTTGAGCCCGTCCGCGCAAGCGATTGATCGGTTCATCTTCGATCGACTGCGGGATATGTCGCGCTCCAAGCAGCGTGAACTCTTTGAGCAACTGGGAGCGACCGCCGCTTTGGCGTAAGGGGGGCAAATGTGCGCACTTTAGGCGTGTTTCTTCACGTCGGCCAGGGCAGTGGTTAGATCCTCTAGGCGCTGCTCAATGTCCCTAATCCGTTTCTTTTCCTCAGCAGCGTTTTGTATTTCCCGCTTATCTGACTCTGCAAGCGATCGGTACAAATTGAGGATCGCTTCTTCCTCGGGTGAGTTTGAGGAAGCGGATCCAGCTTCTATCCCGCTGCTCCGACGTGTTGGCCCCTCGCCAGTCAGCAGCCAATCCAGCGAAATTCCTTTGCTTTGCGCGACCGATACACAAAGAGGATAGGGCACGGAATCTCTAGATCGCCAATTGCCCAGCGTAGCTCGTGGCGTGCCCGTAGCCTCGCAAAGCGCAGAGTCAGAGGACACACCGAACACAATTTGAAGACGGTCCAAAACCTCGGCCGCGCTGGTTTTACCCAATTTGAATAATCCTCTGTTGACTTACCCGTAATGGGTAATTACGATTACACGCAATGAGTACATCCTAACCAAACAGGAACAGATGAACCATGGCCTCAGCTTGCCATCAGTGGAAGCTGACGACTTCAAATAACGAGTGGCTGACCTGCGGGTCCATCACAATCTGGAAGACCAGAATGGAAAAGCGCCAGATACAAGCTCGGCTGATTGAGAAAGGCAGCAATTTTCGCCAGTTCGCGATCAGTCACAAATACGTGCCGCGGACGGTGACGCAGGTCGTTGATCGCTGGGCAGGAAGCAGCACGCTGCCGTGCGGACGGCTGACCTTCTGCATCCTGAAAGATCTTTCAAGGTTTATCGATCAAGAGGTTCTTCCCGGAATTTTGACGGAAAACGTTGAAGATCCATCGAAAGAAACCGCGCGCAAACACTAGTGGCACCGAGCCACAGGGAAAAGCAGAACATGAAAAGCACCGTTCTAAAAACTCGGCGTCAGGTAGTCAGCGCAATCATCTGCGCCTATCCAGGCGGGCGCGAATGCGCCGCCGCTCGAATCGGTCTATCACTCAAAAAGTTCGACAACCACGCCTATGAAAACAACAACAGCCGCCCGCTGACCGATGCTCAGATCCACCAGCTCGAACTCGAGGCAAAGACGAGCTTCCTGCCCGAGTACATCACAGCAATGTACGGCGGGATGTTCGTTCCGGTTGTTGAGCCAGAAGCGTTGGACAACGTCGAAATGTACGCCCGCTGTGTTCAGGCGTCAGCCAAGAAGGGCACCGTCGACCACCTCATTGAGGAGGCACTGAAGGACGGGATCATCAGCGCGGCCGAGGCCGAAGCGATTCTTCACGCGGACTCACTGCACCTCGCGGCAAGACACGCCGAAGTTCTCGCCGTAATCCAATTGCACGCGTCTAAATCGGGGCAAGCCAAATGAACACCGCTTCCAAGGATCTGGATTACCGCAGCACTATCCGGGCTGCCGCTCTCACATTCCTTGAACGTCATCAAGGAGAGCACTTGGGCGATCAAGGGCAATTCATTGAGCGCACCGCCAACCACCTGGTGGATAGCTTTCAGGCTGATAAGCCGCTTGCGATCCGGCTCACCTGTGAAGCAATGAGCGACCTTTACGAAATCAATGTCCGGCAACGGCTCGATCTCCATGCAAGTGAATCCCATGCGGTGGTCATCACTGACCCGGTCCGTGGTTGCACTTGGTCGGTGCCTGTCCACCTGATTTACGAACACTTGATAGCTGCCGGCCGCGCCACCCGTATTACCTCCGCCACCTAAGCCCCTACCACTGTCCTGAGCCTGCTAGTCGTGGGTTTGGGTGAGCTGCGCCCGAAATTGAGGTTTGACGATGGAAAACGCCCTGAACATCAACGCAAAACTGCCGCCAGATCAGGCCCAAGCGCTCTTGGCCAACCTGCGCGAACAGTACCGTCTCAGCCTCAATGACCTTTGGTACGCAGACGAGTACCGCCTGATTCCCGATGGCCTGCGCCACGGATCGATCCTTGCCAACAGCCCAGTAATGGCCGCTCAGAAACACCTGATCGGCGCTCTCACCCAAAGCCTCGGCCTCAGCCTCAAAGCAGCGAAAAAATCATGATGAATGAAGACATCCGAACTCAAGTACTTCAGCGGCTGGAAGACGACTTCGGCCTGAAGTTACGTGTAAACACAAACTACATGCGAGGCGGCGTCTGCCCTGCCTGCAACAAAAAAGAGCTTTACGCCCGCTACGACAAGCCTTGGCAGATCCGCTGTGGTCGCCCGGAGCGGTGCGGTCATATCGAGCACGTCAAAGAACTCTACGAAGATCTGTTCGAGGATTGGAGCAAGCGAGCGCCGGCAACGGATAACGACCCGACCGTAACGGCGCGTGCGTATTTGGAATTCGCCCGCGGCTTGAACGCCGGAACCATGACCGGTTGGTTCACCCAGGAAAATTACGTTAACCACGAAACAAACGAATCCAGCGCCACGATTCGATTCCCCCTGCCGAACGGTGGCTACTGGGAGCGTCTGATTGATCGGCCATCCCGCTTCGGCAAGATGAAGGCTCGCTTCAAGCCCAAATACAGTGCCCAGGGTGAATGGTGGTGCCCGCCGAGTGTAGATCTGGCTACCGTCAAAGAACTGTGGATAGTCGAGGGCATCTTTGACGCCGTTGCCCTGGTGCAAAACACCGTCGACGCGGTGTCAGCCATGTCGAGCGTGAATTTCCCGATCGAAGCCTTGAAGCACCTGCTCGAGCAGCGACCGGGCAATCTTCCCACTCTAGTTTGGGGCCTAGATAACGAACCGACTGCACGTGGCTACCTGCTGCGCTGGGTGAAACAGGCCCGCGAAATGGGCTTCACATGCAAGGCTGCGCTCATTCCCCAGCGGGATAAGAAAGTCGACTGGAACGACCTACACCAGCGCTGGCAGTTCGAAGACGAAGGCCAGGCCCGGCACGACAAGCGCAAGCGTGATTTGGATGCCGCACGCCATGAAGGTGATTTGCTGTTGGCTCCCTCGCCAAAAGAGAAGGCGCTACTGATGTACACCTGGGAAGAAGGATTCCCGGAGTTCGCTTTTGATTTCGGCAACCAGACCTACTGGGCCAAGTTCGACCTGTCGAAGCTGGAAGAGGAACAGAAAGCGCTGGCAACCAGCGAAGACCACGAAGACCAGCAGCTCAACGACAAGGCGGCCCGTCGCAAGGTGCTGCAGAACGTCTGCAGCCTGAAGCTTCTGGCTAACTGCCGCTTTGAGGCGCTGTACAAGCAGGTGAACGACGTCACCAACGAGGCGTGGTTTTACTTCCAGGTGTTGGGTATCCACGACGATCTGGGCGAGAACTACACCTTCACTCCAAAACAGATCTCCTCGAGCAGTGAATTCAAGACCCGTCTGATGTATTCCGGCGCAACTTGGCTCGGCACTCAGAAGCACTTGGATCAGATCATCATTCGGCAGACCGAACGCCTGAAAACAGTCGAGACCATCGACTTTCTGGGCTATAGCCGTGATCACAAGGCGTACATTTTCAACGACATCGCCATCCACGGCGGATCTATCTACAAGGCCAACGACGAGGACTATTTCGAGTTCGGCAAGCAGCGCGTCAAATGCCTCATGAAGTCGGTGAAGCTCAAGATGGCCCTGGACAGCAAGGGCTATCGCGAAGACTGGCTGCCGAACCTTTGGACTGTCTTCGGCGAGAACGGAATTCTGGCCCTCACCTACTGGTTCGGTTCGCTGTTCGCCGAGCAGATCAGGGCAGAGCATGAGAGCTTTCCTTTTCTGGAAATGTCAGGCGAGCCCGACTCGGGCAAAACCACGCTGATCAAATTCATCTGGAAGCTCTTCGGGCGGATCTATGAGGGTTTCGACCCGGCCAAAAGTTCGTTCTCAGGCTTGAGCCGGGCGATGGGCCAGGTGGCCAACCTCCCATTGGTACTCCTCGAGGCAGACCGAAACACCAACGAAGACAACACCAAGGCCTTCGAGTGGGATCAGTTCAAGGACTTCTACGGCGGCGGCACTCTGCGTACCCGGGGCGTCAAGTCCAACAGCAACGACACCTATGAGCCACCGTTTCGTGCGTCCATCGTGATCGCTCAGAACGCCATCGTCACCGGTCACGAAGCGATCATCAGCCGTATCGTAAGGCTGCCATTTCTTAAGCCAGTGATCACCGATGCGAGCCGCAAAGCTGCTGATGCGATCGTCCAGACCGAACTGGAACACGTCAGCCACTTCATGGTGAAGGCAATGCGCGCCGAACCGCTGGTGCTCAAGCGCTTCGCCGAACTGTATCCCAAGTACCGCGCCGAACTTTGGGCCACCCGTAACCTGGCATCCGATCGGGTCATCAAGAACCACAGCATGATGCTGGCCCTGCTGGATTGCCTGCAGCTCGTCATCGCGATCCCGGACCACATGGTCCAGGCCTGTCGCAAATACCTTCTGAAAGCAGCCAACGAGCGCCAGGCGGCGATCAGTACCGATCCGAAGGAAGTGAACGAATTCTGGCAGGTATTTGATTACCTGGAATCGCTGCCTTCCGCGCCGATGGTCAACCACAGCAAAAAGTCCGGCGTGATCGCTATCAACCTCAACCAGTTCGCCGAGGTCGCCCTGGAACACCGCCAGCGCATTCCAGATTTGGCCGTGCTGCGACGCCTGCTCAAAGACTGCCGTGCCCACCAATGCTTGGACACTCAAAAACGAGTGGAAAGCGCGATCCGTGCGCGGCAGCAAGACATGGCACCAACCGCCCACATCCCCTCCACCATGCGCTGCTTCATTTTCCGGGAGTAACTGCCATGCAGATTCAGGTGATCAACGATCAGGATCGAGACATCGCAATCGCTGAGATACGCCGACTGAATGCGGTCATGGCGCAGTTTAGAAAAGAGGGTCGGACGGTCTACGCCGAAGCCTATGCCCTATGCGGGCTGATAGATGCTTTGGAGGTCCGGGCCAGCCGTGGCCATAGGGAGATTCTCGTCCTGGACTGCACAACCGCGCAGATTCAAGCCGTTATGGAATGGCGGTCTTGGGACGAGGACGGGGATTTTGAGGATTTGGTTATTCACCTGGTGCGAAAGGCCTGAGCCTGGCCACCAGATCCAACGCCGGCGATCGCCGGTGAAGGAAGGCGTCGAGGGGAGGCAACCCCTCGGCACCAACCACCACTGAGGGCAACACCATGCAAGCACAGCACCAAAGCAGCAGCGCCCCGAAGGCTATCACATCACCGGCCGGCGGCGTGCAGGAGGCACGTCACTTGATGGCCATCCGCATTGTCGGTACCGCGCTATTCGACTACCAGGTGCGCAAGACGCCCGACGCTCGGATCCGCCTCGAGTCGCTGGCGACACTAGCTCAAGCCCAGGGCGATCTGACCGACGTTGACGCACTTGTCGTCGCCCAAGTTCTCGCCACTTCGAATATCTCCGTTCACCAGCTGCAGGACCGAAATCATGTCTGAGCAAATCAACATCAAACGGTACAACGTCAAAGACGTGGCTTTGGCAGAGGTAGCTTTATGAGCGGCCTTGATTTAGGCATCACTCGCACACGCCCTGCGCTCGCCAGCAAGCGGCTTGATCTGCCCAGCATTTGCGATATTTGCGGCTTCGCTCGTTCGACACGACGGCACAAGGTCTGCAGCAAGCTACGTCAGCAAAGGAAGGCGGATGAATGGGCTTCGCTAATGGCAGAAAAACTTGCTGCTCGAGCAGCCCGCGAAAAACGCTATACACGCTAATCCACCGGTCAGCCAGTAAGCCGTCCAGGACGTTCTAACAACAATGCCCCAGTGCAAGTACTACACTGCCTGGGGCGCAATACCGCAGAGGAATACCATGTCGAGCAACGTCTTGATATTTGAAGACCTGCAGCGCATCACGGGCTACCAGCGCCGCTCCGACGTCGAGAGAACGCTGATTGACCAAGGCGTTCGCTTGTTCCGTGGCCGCACCGGGCCTTGGACAACGCTGGACCTCATCAACCAAGCAGCAGGTATGAAGCCCGCAGCAGCAGAGCGATACGAAGCCGACATCCTATGAGGAAAGCACGGAAGCGGGCGCATAATCCGCACATCCCCGCTCACATTGACCAGGCCGCTCTCCCAGCGGCCGTTTACTTTGACCAAAGAAATGAGGGAGTTTGGTACACACTCCACCGTGACGAGGCAGGCAAGCAGCGCCGGCGCAACATTGCGCCGGCGGACGTTTCGCTGGCTGAGTTGCATCAGATCATGGATGAAGCGTCGAACGTCGATCGGGGGACGCTCCGCTATGTGTGCGAGCAGTTCCATGACAGTGATCGTTACAAGAAGCTCAGCTCAAAAACCCATAGCGACTACTGCTACTCCCGTGACGTCCTGCTGACCTTACCTACCAAGCTGGGCAAGCCACTGGGTGATTTGGCGGTGAAGAAATTCACCTCTGCCCTGGTGCAGCGAATCGTTGATCGATTGGCAGACGAAGGCACTCCCTCTAAAGCCGCGCACGCCCTTCGCTACTTGCGCCGGGTGCTGCAGTGGGGCCGCAACCGCGGATTTCTGGAAGTGAACCCGGCGCTTGGCGTTGAGGCCCCCGTCGAACGCAAGCAACGCCGCCTACCAAACCATCAGGTCATGGACACGCTTATCGATCGGGCAATTGCTCGGGGCCTGCTGATACGCGGCGAGAAAGGCGGCTGCCCCGAATACCTCGGTTACGTCATGGAGCTGGCCTATCTCTGCAGGCTGCGCGGAATCGAAGTCGTTACCCTGACCGACGCAAACGAGCTGGAAAGCGGGATCCTCACCAACCGTCGGAAGGGAAGTCGAGACAACATCGTTCGCTGGACGCCACGCCTGCGCAAAGCTTGGGACCACGCGAAGGCCTATCGGGCCAAGGTCTGGGCCAAACGCAAGACCGCTATACCGATCGCACCGTCACGTCGGAACATCATCGTGGCCAGCCATGGTGGACCGCTCCGCAAGTCCAGCCTGGATACGGCATGGCAAAGATTCATTACTTTGGCTCTCGTCGACGAGGTGATCACACCGGAGCAAAGGTTCGCCCTTCACGACCTGAAACGACGTGGCATCACCGACACGGCCGGCACTCGGGCTGATAAGCAAGAGGCCAGCGGCCACCGCGATCCGAAGATGATGGACGTCTACGACCACAGTATCCCCACCGTCTCCCCTTCTGCTGACTGAGCAAATCGGACGTAACAAGCGAACCAAGGCCCGCTATCTACGCGGGCTTTGGTGCGTCTGAACGTAACAAGGAATCACGTAAGTGCTTGATTTTTATGCTTGAAGCACCTACCTTGTAATCAGTAGGTCCCGGGTTCGACTCCTGGTGCCGGCACCATACAAAACGAAGCCCCTGCAGAAATGCAGGGGCTTTGTTGTTTTTGGCGTTTGGAACTCCGTAGGAGCTTCAGCATCGCTGAGATGCGATCAGCGACGCCACTCAATCAACAGACCAACTCAGCCCGCGCGCCTCGACCCGTTACAATTTCACATCAGCCCAACATTGACGGGCTCTTACACCTACCTATAATGCACCCCAACACACCCGCCAAGCCTAGGTTGACCCTGTCAGCAAGCTCAAATCGTGCGGGTTTTTTTTGCCTGGAGAAAACTACATGAGGCCCTTCGACAAGCCGGCCCTCAGCGTAGAACAGCAATTGGAACTGCTAAAGCAACGAGGCCTGCAAGTCGCAAACGACGAGCGCGCCATGCGTTTCCTGGAAGTGGTCACGCTGTTTCGCCTGAGTCCCTACATGCGCCCTTTTCAGGAAACAAACCCTGAACACACCTTCAAACCTGGTAGCACTCTGAAAGCAGTCGTCGACATCTACCGTTTCGATGGTTCGTTGCGACGCATTACCATGGATGCTATCGAACGTGTCGAAGTCGCCATACGAGCGACTATTAGCAATCACATGTGCCCGAAGTACGGGCCTGACTGGATAGCTGACGCGTCAATCTTCTCCTCGTCATACTCACATTCGGATTTATTGCGGCCCCTGCGAGATCAACTGAGCAAGGAACGCAACAAACTTGGACGTGAGATTGATCGTATAAAAAAGAGCAGCCGAGCAGATCAGATCCAGCAGCAGCAGCAGCGAATTGAAAATCGCACGCGTGATAACTATTTTCGATTCTACGGATCAACATATTCCAATCCCGAGTTGCCTCCCGCTTGGGCTGTTCTGGAAGAGCTTAGCCTTGGGACGGTATCCACCCTGTTCAATGCCATAGGCAAAAGCGTCGACAAGAAAGCGATCGCGAGCAGATTCAATCTCCCCTTCGAAGTACTGGCCTCCTGGCTCCACACTTTGACCTTCATTCGAAACTGCTGCGCCCACCACTCACGACTATGGAACAGAGAGCTCTCGATTCGACCATCCTTACCTAAAGAATGGGTCATCCAAAATGCACCTGGCGATCGGCCTCAGCCCAAGCAGCGGCTATTCATAGTACTAACGATGCTAGCGTATCTAACCGATTTGATCAGTCCAGACAGCCATTGGAAATTTCACTTGGCCGAAATGATGGACGAAAGAGAGCCGGGTTATTTGAAACTTATGGGGTTTCCAGATGACTGGAAACGGCAACCGCAATGGTGTTTGGGGTAG